CAAGGAAGACTAATCAGTCCGTGAAATAAAAAGCCCGCTTTCGCGGGCTTTTTTTACATCTATACATTTTAGTATCTTGACGCTAGATATCTAGATTGACTAGATTCTTGATTACGAACGTTAGGTTTAACAATGTTATTAGTTGTGTTATTATTTTGAACAGCAGTGCTAACGTTTTGTGTTGATGCAGCAGTACGTTGTCCATCAACAACAGCCTTTTCGTCTTCTACTGATTTTGATTGGTTATAAACCTTTGCTCCGTTTACTGCCATCGAACCACCAGCAGCCACGAACGCTGTAGCTCTTAACCAAGGGAAGTCATTAATTGCTTCCATTGATTTTGGATCAACTTTCGCGAAGCCTTGCATAGCTGTAGCAATAGCGTCAATACCATCGGCGGCTTTCATCAAACCATCGCTCATATTAGCCAAGCGTTCGAATTGATCAATAGGGCTTCCACCAGAAACTGATCCGAAGAAAGCTGCAGCTAAGTTACTAACGCCTGTCAATACGTTCGCCGCTGCAAATGCAACCATACCGCCAGATATAGCCAAAAGTCCTGCTCCAACTTGAGCTAGGTTTCGACCGTCAATCTTAGATAGTCGGTCAATTGAATCTGTTACTGTGTTTACGATGTTTATAATAGAATCGCTAATTACTGATATTGTACCCATAACAACATCACCGACTGAACGTATCACGTCTGGTAAAACTTGGAGAGTTTTTAAGAATACAGTTTGGAACACTTCCGCTAGTTTACTAACAATTGGCGTTATAGCTTCAAAAGCAGGAGCAGCTAATCTAAGCGCAGTACCTATTGCCAATACTGCAGGAATCAACAGTGTAGCTGGTAGAACTAACGCCATCAAACCTTCAGCTAGACCTGTCAATAGACCGCTTAGACCTTTACCCATTCCTTTACCCAAACTAGCAAAACCACCACCAAGGGCTTTCATACCAACAGCGATACCTGCCATCATTCCACCGCCGCCAGAGTCTTCTTTACCACCAGCTGATGAACCAGACTTACCAGCCATAATCGCTGTGTTTGTCGCGATTTGTGATAGTAAGTCTGTCTGCATACCAGATAATCTGATAGCTTCGTTTTGGTTTTCTTTCTTGGATTGGTCATACGCTAAAGCATCAGTTGTAGACTGAGCGACCATTCCTTTATCAGATGGTGTTTTTGGTAGTTTCGCAGACTTGTATGCTGTGTTTCCACCCATCTTGTTAGTTGCGTCACTATTTCCATCCAAGCGACCCATTGCGCCTAGACCGCTATTACGCTTTGCTAGTAGGGCTTTACCTTTTGGACTATTTGCGATATCATCTTCACTCGCACCGAATGATTTTAATCTATCGATGCCCTGTTGAGCGACCATAACCTTACGTTGGTTTGCAGCATATACTTTACCATCTTTGGCTAGATCCTTGGCACTTCGTGTGTCGCCTAGTTCTTTACGCTTTTGTACATATTCAGTAGCTTTGATCTTCTGGTTGAACATGCCACCAATATTCAAGGCGCTGAGAAGGTTCTTCTTTAATGTTAATGGATTGAACGTGTCACTAACACCCTGCTTCATATCCCTAGCTTTATCACCCCAAGTTTTCCATTTCTTCATGGACTCTTGAGTAGCGGATAATGATTTGGCTTGTATATCAGAAGCCTTGCGTTGCAGTTTAAAGCTATCTTGCTGTACGTCAAGAATCTTTCTCAACTGTTCAAGTTGCATAGCTTGAGTATCAGCTGTACGCTGCTCAGCGCTAACCCCGACGCTATCCTTAATTTTATTAAGTGCGTCTAGGGATTGCTGTTGAAGGTCAACTAGCTGCAAGAACGGTTTAGATTGGGTGGTGACTAATGCCATGGTTTACATTCTCTTTTTAGATTCGACTCGTTGCTTTTCTTCTTCTAGATACTGAATCAACATATGGACATAAATTTCACGTTCAAACGGCAACATATTTTCAAGCTCGGTTAAGGAATATTTATGATATTGCATCAAAGCAAAGTTCATTTTATAATAGTTCCCTAACGTTTCATGACAAAGGTTTATTAAAAAAAACTTTGAAGACCCTCTAGCGTCTTCTTGTGTTCTTTACCGCAGGTTGGACATGTGTATTCAACTACGGTTGATAGTTTAGGCATAGTTTCAAAAAACTTCTGAACTTTTAAGAATTGTTCTGTAGTCAAGTTATTTAAAAACTGTAATAATTCTTCTTTCTTCTGCTCTTTGGCATAGTAAACTTCTTCACCTTGATAGATGTAATCAATAGACTCGGCTACGATAGAGAAGATGTTTTCTAGGTCATCCGACTTATCACCTTCTAACTGTTTAGAAGTATTGATAGTTGGATATTTCATAACAACACCAACATCGCCGAATAATTCGATTCGGTTTGTGTGACCTTCAACTTTACTAACGCTCAAACCAGCTAGGTCGATTACGATTTTAGTCTTTGATTTCTCATTAAGTTCGCCGTGGTCAACATCGCATGAAAACAACAACTCGATAGTTTCACCGACAGACTTACTGCGAATTTGAGTAAACATATACTCAATATCGAACGTTGCTAAAGAATCAACGTTGATATCATCTAATGTACATGATTTAATGACTGCTTTTAAAGTATCAACCATGACCATAATGTCTTCTGATTGTTGAGCGATCATTAAAGCCTTTTCATCCTTAACTAGGAATGGGCGGTATTTGACGTTCTTACCAGTCGAAGGGACTGTAAGTGTAAACGTCGGCATAGTGTTCATAGGTAAAGCCATTATTATACTCCTTGCATTTTCTTAATCATCTTGTTCAATTCAGCAGTACTGCCGACAAAAATTGAATTATTTGTTACTGACGTAGCTTTCGCTTTGCCAGGGTCTTCCAGTTTCTTCTTCTGGCCATGTACATCCATGAGCTGTTGGTTTACGTCGGCTAACTGTTTTATCAGGTTGCCCACAACTTCAAAAGCTCGTGGATGTTCAGATTGTTTAGCTACAGACAAAGCGTGCTCTAAAGCAGCTTGACCGCTTAATAAGAGCTCGTGTAAATTAGCACGTGCCTTATCATAGTCGCTTTCTATTTTATTATCTGTGTAGTCAATATCAACTGTAGCAGGCGCACGTTTTAGTACAACCTCGTTATCAGGGACTTCTTCTACATCAAATACTTTTGACAAAGATTCATCAGTTTTCATTGTAACATAACCTTATTAAAATCTAATACCTGGGATTCGCGAAGTTACTTGAGAGAAAGCTCTCATACCTAACTGACCAACAACGCCAGTCGCGATACCATAACCTTTTTCACCAAGTCCCTTACGCATTTGCTCTTGGAAACCAGTGAAATCACTCTTATACTTATCCATCATATCTGTACTGATTTTCTGTCCTTGTGCGTTCTCATAGATACCGCTAGACGACCAATACTTATATTGGAATGTTACAGATAGTCGCATTGTGTCTTTTGCTTCAGCGTCGAGTTGAATCGAGCTCATAGCTTTAGGGTAGCATTCGTATAGTTTAATTTCGTATGCTGTCTTATCTTGTAAATCTTGAACTTCAATAGTTAAATCTGTGGTGTAGTTTTTATAGTATTGGAATGTTCGAGTTACTGGGTTTTGTATATACTGCATCCAATCGTCAAAAATCTTTTTGACTGTCATATCACGGTCAACGTGAAATTGAAGAGTTGTTGTATCGTACAGTTTATCGTAAGGTACTTCTCGGATTTCACCGTATGATCTATTCTGAGTCGTAGCATAACTCACACCAGGAAGTGAAGCCTTTTCGCAGAATAACATAGTCTTACGGACTGTCGCGGGGTTTGAGCTAGGTGGTGTAAGTTGAACCGTGAAACGGTTTGTTCTTGCTAGACCTTGTGTTTTGATTTCTGAAATGAAATCTCTATTTCTATTACTCATTTAGTGATCCTGTTAACCATTTGACGAGATTTGTCCCAAATTCTATCATCGGCTTTCTTAACGAACTGTTCAACTGGAAGTAACACGGCAGTTGTCCAATCATATGATCTTATTTCTCTAAATGAAGAACGAAGACCTGCGAAATTATAATTATGAAACGCTGGCACAGCTGCAGCGAATTTTGATACACCTTTGATGGCTTCCCATGTAAAACGAATACGGGTGTTTTCGTCCATCTTAGCGTTTGTTTTATACTGCATCAGGCGGTATAATAAA